ATAATCAGCCTGACGTAATTGACTACAGCACCAGTGAAATACCTGAAGAACATAAATCATTTAATTTGTTACAGTTGGACAATGGACAATATTGTTTATATCCGAACAATAGGATGAGAATCTACGATAATAGCCTGACTCCTGAAAAGCCTAAGATGCCCGATTTTAAAGTTAGCACAGTTGAGTACCAAGTTGAGAACGGTAATAACACAAGGCTAGGCGATACTGACGAATACTTTTGGAAAACTAAAAAAGAATAAATTACTATTGACAATGTAGTTATCATTACATATATAGATTATAGAGGTCTATCGTAAGGAGATAATTATGGAAAAACCAATTCTAGCAAGCGAACTAATTACTGCTCTTGGAGATGCCAAAAGAAATATACTTGGATGGCAAGGCGGTAAATATGCAGAGGGCATGAGGCGCAACGTACAAACTGAAATCGTTACTGCTCAAAAATTTGTATTAAGCAAAGGTCTTATTGAGCATGCGGTGCAAGCAAGTATGGCAAAACCCGAAATACTTTTTAATATGTTGGAGCGAGGCATACCTCCATTTAATTCTTTATGGATTGAATGGGATGAGGTTTACCGTCAAAATTTACTAAAAAAAATCCATGAATCAAATGGTAAAACATATGATTTAGGCGAGACTATTATGCCCGTTGGCTATCATGTTCTTAAACATAATGGCGATTATATCTATGCTTTATATACTATATACGATGCTGATAACGAGCATGATAAATCAAAAGATAAGAAAAGATATATGGTATCTCCGCAAATCGGGTTTAGCATTGATAACGAAAAGCCATTTGACAGATTAGACGCATCGGGCAATCCCGAAGTTATGTCTGAAAGTGATTGGCTAAGAGCATCATGGCAAGCTACAGAGGCATATCTTGGCAGTTGGTACGCTCAAGAATATGGTAAAAATGGTACTAAAAAAGATAAATACTATTTAGATTTAATTAGACAACGAATTACCACAACACAAACTGCATCAATGCACTGGATGATAACTCAAGAAAAATTTGATCGTGGTTGGGATAAGAGCGACATGATGAAATTTATGGAAGTATCTTATAATGTTATGGAGGGTGATGGTAGATTTATGATCGCATTACTTGGGTTGTTAAACTACGATTTAATCACCACAGAAGAGATAACTCCACCTAGAGAGATAGATCATATAGCCTTTGGTCGTAAAGTGCCTAAGAACGAATATAAGGTCGTTACGATTAACTTACCAAAGCCTAGAGGTAAACGGGTTTACTCCCGTATGTTTACGGGTCAAGGATCGCCAAAGCGGGAGCATTGGAGACGAGGACATTGGAGAGTTGTTAAAAGTAAAAAAGGCGATGTTCTTAAACGTATTTGGATCGAACAACAAAAGGTTGGCAATGCTGAATTAGGCAAGATCGTACATGATTATGTATTAAATAAAAAAGATGCTTGACATGGTATTGAATACTATAGTAACTATAAAGGACTATCTTAACTAGCAAGGAAGGAAAGTAAGATGAGTACATATACAACATTAAAAAACGGTATATCATTAATAGAAAAAAGTGATCTAGATGATATGAATAATTACAAATCAATCGTTGATAAAATCAAAAAGCAAATTTCATATGAAACTAGAGAATATAAGGAATATATGAAATCTGGCGATCAAGACAGTTTTCAAAATGCTTTGTATGAGGGCAGAAACGAATATGCTGAGTTTTTATTAAAGCAAATAAATGAATGGGAGAACTCATAATGAGTAAACTATCTGACAAACTACTTGAAGTAGAATTGTTCGTAGGTGAGCAGTTGCAAGACTACACAAACGAGCAAGTGTTAAAGCAAGTCAAGATGAAGTTTGGTCTTGATATGTATGTAGACCATGCAAAAGATTTGCTTAATGAATTTCAACAAGAACTTAACTTTCAGAGGTTACAACCATGATTTTAGTTAAAAGAATAGATATGGCATTACATATCCAAGAGTTAGTTGCATTAGAGAACATAACTGTAAGCTATCAATCGCTTACAGAAACTGTTCCTAGATATTCAGCTATCCCGTCTAGACGACACATAACCATTAGACCTACTAAGAATACGGGTTACTATGTGTCTGCATTACATGAAATCGGGCATATACTTGGTGGCAATCAATCTCGTAATAACACAACAAAGGAGAAAGAAATTGGTGCATGGATTTGGGCAATGTTACATGCGATTGTATGGACAGATACAGCGGATCGGGTCATGGCTAAAGCACTACGTTCATACGGTGTTAGTCAATCTGAAATCGAGGAAATCCAACATAAATGGAATCCAACAACAAGAGATGAGGAGCGACAAATTGCTTAATCCTAAATTAATTAAACTTCATATCCAAAGGGCTACTCCATATAGGAGTGGCTTTATGGATAAAATTGTTCGGTTACTAGACAAGATAAAAGAATGGTAAAGAGAGCAAAAATCCATAGCACTAGCAGAGGTTGGGAAAAATCTCTCAAAAAATCTGCTAAAGCTAAAGAGCGCCAGCGAGCAAAGCGAAGAATTGTTCGGGAAGTAAAGGAGTCGTAAATGATTAAAATGTTTGTCCTCATATGTGTCGTATGGGTCGAGGGAAGTCGTTATGAAGGTGGCGAACAGAAGTGTATTATGCACCAAAGCCAAGTGTACTATGCGACTATGGATCAATGTCGTGCTGATATAATCGAAAGCGAACTGTTAATCGAAGGTGCTATATTTGATAACTTTGGCGAAGAGCCAATAGATCACCAAATTATGGCAAGCTGTATGGGAGGCGTTTGATGAGAAAACTACCTAAAGAAAAGTTTGTTATCCATTGTAAGGAAACAAAGTATTACATGGTTGAGATCGAAGCTGATAATTACGATCAAGCCGTGAAACAATGGGAGACCATAGCCAAAAGGCGTGACTACACCACATTACATAGAGAAATGAAAACACAAAGCATAAGCCAAGAGGTATAAAATGAAATTTAAAGTTATAAATAAAAAAGAAGATCAGCCTACACTAGAAGAAGCACAAGAATTTGTCGGTGGTTGGGTTGAAAGAATACTCTTAAAAAATGGCGATATAATGCTTATTGATGAAGAGGGTAAATTAAAACAAAATAGCATTAATCCTAAAGCTACAGATTATTGGGTTAAGAGTTTTGGTATGACTGACGTTATCGTTGGTGATGCTATTTTAATCAAACAAAATGCTTTAACGGATTTATGGTAATATGATAGATATAAAAGTCGGAGATTGTCGGGAAGTATTGAAAACCTTACCCGATAAGCATTTCCAAACATGTGTGACAAGTCCGCCATATTACGGTTTGCGAGATTACGGAACTGCTACTTGGGTTGGCGGAGATCCAAATTGTTCGCATGTCGGAGCGCCGTTGGGAAATAATCGGAACTTCATTGATGAAGGCGGTAGAGGTAGCAATAAATCTAGTTTATCCACAGGCGACTGCATAAAATGTGGTGCAAAACGAGTGGATTCACAAATCGGACTGGAAGAAACACCCGAACAATTTGTCGAGTCGCTGGTTAATGTGTTCCGTGAAGTCAAGCGTGTTCTTAAAGATGACGGAACTTTATGGTTGAATCTAGGCGACAGCTACTCTAGTGGCAGTAGAACTAGCACAACTAATCAAACTGTTCGGGGTAATACTGACTACGGGGTTACTAGACCACCGCCCATTGTGGGTATAAAGCCCAAGGATTTGATCGGAATCCCGTGGCGTGTGGCGTTTGCACTACAAGCTGATGGTTGGTATTTGAGGCAGGATATAATATGGCACAAGCCTAATCCCATGCCCGAAAGCGTACAGGATAGATGCACAAAAGCCCATGAATATATATTTCTTCTTAGTAAAAGCCCTCATTATTACTACGATAATGTGGCTATCAAAGAAGAAGCACAGGACTGGGGAACTCGAGACCGAACAAATGGTAAGTATCACAACGAAGGTACTGGATTAAATCCTCATACTGGTCTGGAAAAGTCATACGAAACAAAGAACAAGCGTAGCGTATGGACTGTTAACACAAAGCCCTACAAAGAAGCCCATTTTGCCGTGTTTCCTACTGATTTAATCGAACCAGCAATACTGGCTGGATCTAGCGAGAAGATTTGTTCGGGTTGTGGAAAAGCGTACAGGCGTGAAATGGTCACAACTGACGTTCCAGATAGAATTGTTCGGGATCATATGGTTGGCGTTATACCTAAACGGGATAAGCCCACTCGTATGAATAGCAAGAATATGTTGTCGCTGACAAAAGAAGATCGAGGGTTTGTCAAGCAATGCGACTGTGATACCAGTAAAACCGAACAAGATCGGGTCTTAGACCCTTTTGGTGGATCGGGAACTACTGGACTGGTAGCTGATCGGGTTGGTAGAAGCGCAACCGTTATCGAACTTAATAACGAATATGTTGAAATAGCTAAGAACAGACTGGAAGGCGACTCCCCGCTGTTCGCAAAAGTGGAGGTGAGCTAATGGCTAAAAAGAAACAGAAGAATTGTTCGCAATGTAAAGAAAAAATCGTTTTGGGCATGGAACTGGTGATGAATAACCGAACAATTTGTCTCGGGTGTGCTGTTGAGAAGGGAATAGCACAGCAATGGCAAGCACCAATGAGTCATGTTCTTCATTGTGAATATGATGTTTATTCCTGTCCAGAATGCTACAGGAATTATGCCGAAATGATGGAGCATCTGGGCTATGTTTGTACCCTAAATGGTACGTTCTATAAACCTACTGACGATCCCAAAATTGTGGTGCTTTATGAGTGATTTACTTACCACTTACCGACTTACACGGGAAGTAGATTTGTTCGGTAAGTAGTAAGTCATTGAAATTGTTCGGTTTTTTGAAGCAACTTACGGAGGTTACTTCTTACTACGGTAAGTTAATTTTAGGTTATAAGTCATTGATTTTGCTCCTACTTTTTTACTTACCGAACTTCCCCCCTAAAGGGGGTATAAGAGGGTGGTAAGTAAACCACCCCTCTTACCCTATTAAACTAACGTAGAATGGAGACAAAACAAGATGCCAAAGGTAGCACAAAATTTAACGAAGGAACAACGACTCGCTGGTTGGAAAAGACTGACTGATAAACAGCAAGACTTTCTGAATAACTTCATGCACAAAGATATGACGCAAACGCAATCAGCACGATCAGCGGGATATGCAAATCCTGGCGTTGATGCCGTGAGGCTGTTGCGTAATCCAGTCGTTCAGGAACGCTATCAGGAAATGCGTGAGGAAGCCCGTAGTCGTTTCGGGGTCACAATTGATAAATCTGTTCGGGATTTACTGAAGATGCGTAACGAAGCATGGGAGAGCGGGAAGTTTGGTGAGGCTATTCGGGCTGAAGAACTGCGATTGAAAGCTACTGGGTTACTGGTCAACAAGGCTCATGTGCTACATGAGAGGACTGACAGCATGACAAGGGAAGAAATACTGGCAAAACTACAGGAATTTCAAGACATAGCACAGAAACGCATGAAAACAGCCATAACCACCCATAAAGACCCAGACTTGATAGAGCAAAGTAGCGTGAAACCCATAAAGTAGCATATTTACTTGCACAGGGTGTGTGAACGGAGACCGAAGATTTGTTCGGATCGGGAGCTTATCGGGCTGGATCGGGGTGTAATCGGGGAATTGTTCGGTTTCAGGCAGGTAAATCCCCTGTGAATCGGATCGGGATCGGGCTTATCGGGAGCTGGATACCGTACAATTGTTCGGGGAGCTTCAAGATCGGGAGATCCACCCCCTGCTGTCCAGCTTCCTGCGTGAACAATTGTTCCAGTTGTAGGTCCTCCTGCTGGAAATGAACAATTGTTCGGAGCAGGTAAAAAAAAAGAGCAGGAAAACCAAGACCTGCTCTTTTTACTTTTCAACATTAAACAAAGGATTATTTAAATGCTTGTTGTGGGAGTTTCTTTTTTGAGTCTTCTCCCCCCAAAGTTCGACTTTGTTGTTAACAATAATATATATATAGTAACTGTTGCTAATCCTGTCAAGTAAATAAAAATAAAAAAAAATTAATTTACCTGTTGACACTTGTAGCAATCATTGCTATATAT